GGTGCAAGATGAAAGAACAGCTGATAACGGAGATCCAGAGCATACAGGACGAAAAATTTTTGCAGTTTATTTTGAAAACAATTATTTCATTTAAGCAGAAATGGGGGATTTGCTGATGAACGATATTCAGATTTTTAACAATCCTATTTTAGGGGATTTGAGAACGGTTATAGTAAACGGAAAAGAATACTTTTTTGGAGTAGATATAGCTTCGATGCTTATGTATAAAAGACCAAGAAAGGCGGTTTCGGATAATTGCAAGGGTGTCCTGGTCGAGGATAGCTTTAAAAATAATGGTGGATATGCAGAACCTCTTATTCCGGAAGGTGATATTTACCGATTGATTATTAAAGCTGGTCAACAGGGTAACAGTAAAGAAATAAAAGATAAGGCTGATAAATTGGAAAAATGGATATTTGATGAAGTTCTCCCATCCATTCGTAAGACTGGTACATATATGATGCCTCAGACCACGGACGGGAAGATTGCATTGCTTGCACAGGGGCACACGGAGCTTAAAGCAGAGGTCGACGAAATCAAGGCGGATTTGGAAAGTCTTAAGATGGACTTACCGATACTTCCGGTGGAAGCCGACCGCATTACGGAAGCTGTCAGAAAGAAAGGCGTTTCAATCATGGGAGGAAAACAGTCGAGCGCATACAGCAATCGTGGATTACGCCAAAAGGTTTACAACAACCTGTATGCTAATCTGAAATACAACTTTGGGGTTCGGTCTTACAAGAGCATCAAGCGTAGCCAGTGTGATAAGGCAGTGCAAGTGATAAATGCTTATCAAACGCCGTATTTTTTGCAGGAACAGATTGACGATGCCAATATGCAACAGAGGTTGGAATTTGAATAAACTGTATCTTTGGACGGAGAAAGGAGCATTTCTTCACGCCAAATCATTGAATAATGATGTTGCATGGGATGTGTAGGGATGCTTGCGAAGCGGAATACCAGAAGTATAAAATTTAAAACGAATAATTTTAGCACCTATCAAAAAACGGTAGGTGCTATTTTTATACTCATTTTTAGGAGAATAGTCATGAAAAAATATAAACCAATAGACTGGAGCAAGTGCCCGGAAAGTCGCACACCAATAGGAAATCCGAATAATTGCGTCGTGGCGGATATTCTGCCGGACGGAAAAACTGAAATCTTATTAAGTGATAATAACGGTGCTCATATTTGCAAAACTGAAAAGAAAACTTGATTGGAGGTGTTCGGCATGGCGTACAGCGGATGGTTGTTAAAGATTGGAAATTATACAGTTCCAATGTCTTTTATGAAACCGGAGACATATAGCCCATATGTGAATATGCAGGACTTAGACGATTATACGGACGCTAACGGCTATCTACATAGAAATGCCGTGGAATTAAAGGCGTTAAAAGTTGAGTTTGAAACACGGGCTATGCTTACAAACACGGAATTTAATGCCATTATAAGTAAAATCCGTCAGCAGTTTACCAATGCAACCGGAAGAGATTGCTATATCACGGCGTACATACCGGAGTATGACGATTATGTAACACAGTATGGTTACATGGCAGATTTTCAACCTACAATATACGGGACTTATGGAGGTCAAATTCATTACAACTCTGTAAGACTGGCATTTATAGGGGGTGTATACGATGGTTGATTACCAATATTCAAGCCTGTTTTTAAAGGACAGCGTAGACAAACAGTTAAACATCGTATCTGATGATGGGAAAATCAATATCACAAACACCGAACTACACCAAGAAAAATTTGAATTGACAGAAAGTTTGTGTTCGGAATCTGAATTAACATTCGGGGCATGTGAAGCCGGTATGATTAAATTCACGGTGTCCAATGTATTCTTGCCAATGAAAGGCAAGTGGTTGACTGCAAAGATGACTCTTGATGGTCACAAAGATAAACCATTCCAAATAGGAAGATACAAGGTTTATTCTGACACACCTACGGCAGATCGGACGTGCCGGGATGTGGTAGCTTACGATGCTTTGTATGATATTTTATCATCTGATGTTACTGATTGGTACAATCAGATACTTCCACAAAAAGATAGCAAGGTAACGCTCAAACAATTCAGAGATAGCTTTTTTAATCATTTTGGAGTGGAACAGGAAGAAGTATCTCTTGTAAATGATGAAATGATTATTGAAAAAACTGTAGAAGTGAAAGCATCAAGTAGCGGAAGTTCAGATACTGCAGAGACAAGCACAATAGGCGAAGCCATGAGCGGAAAAGAAGTTTTGTCTTGTATACTTGAAATTAACGGTTGTATGGGAAATATCGGGCGCTATGGAAAGTTTCGCTATGTGTACTTAACGCAAGAGATTCGGGGGCTTTATCCGGCAAATGATCTTTACCCGGCGGATGATCTTTATCCTAGAAATCCAAAGAGCACCAGCATAAGTAAAAGCCAGTACATTTCAGCGCAATATGAAGATTATATTGTCAGAACGATTGACAAACTGCAAATTCGTGAAAAAGAGAATGATATAGGAGTGATTGTAGGTGATGGCGGAAACACTTATGTGATCGAGGGAAATTTCCTTGTTTATGGGAAAGAGACAAAAAAATTAAACGAAATTGGAGAAAAAACGTTATCAAAGATAAAAGGAATTATATACAGACCATTTAGTGCTGACTGCAAAGGAAATCCATGCTTTGAGGTTGGCGATGCGGTGCGGCTGCAGACCCGGTATGAATTGATCGAATCGTACATCTTAAAGCGCACGCTGAAAGGTATACAGGCGCTAAGAGACGGTCTGGAAGCTGACGGAGAAGAGTACCGGACAAGTAAGGTCAACGGAATACAGCGGAGCATATTGCAGCTGAAAGGCAAGAGCAACACTCTGGAACGCTCAATTGAGGAGACGAAATCGACAATCGTTGATGTAGAAAAGGGTTTGCAGTCACAGATCACCCAGACAGCGGAGAGCATCACGGCGGAGGTAAGCCGGGCGACAAAAGCAGAGGGAACGCTGTCGAGCAAAATCACCCAGACAGAGGAGAGCATCACGGCGGAAGTAAACAGGGCAAACCAAAAAGAGGGAGAACTTGCGGCTGCAATCCAGATAAACGCCGAGGGGATAACGTCAAAAGTGTCACGCGACAGTGTAGTATCGGAGATCAATCAGTCTGCAGAGGGTATAAAGATCCGCGCTGATCTTTTGGAATTCAAGGGTTCTATGGAGATGACCGGCGGATATGTGCATATTGAAGCGGCAGAGAGCACAGACAACTTGATCGAATTTAAACGATCCGGAACTCTAGTTCAGATAGGAACTGATGGCTTACGGTCGGCGGCTGATTCGAGGGAATTGACGGCAAGCTATTCTGCGGTAGTAGTGAGAGACACATCGGCAAATACGATTGCACAGATGTTATCTTCCGGAAAAGGAATCTCATCCTACGGCTGGGAATCTTATTCGGACAAGCGCCTAAAACATGGTATAGAATCTCTTGATCGGGAAAAGAGCGCAGCGCTTATACAGTCTCTGCGTCCGTGCCGCTTTATTTATAACTATGACGCCGCGGGACATTACCGGCATGGTCTGATTGCACAGGAGGTACTGACTGCGATTGGAGATGAAGACTGGGCGATCTGCTCCGAGAATCCAGATCTGGATGGCAATACCTATTATGCGCTTGACAAAACAGAGCTGATTGCTGATCTGATCGCTACGGTGCAGCTACAGCATGAGGAGATAGAAAAGTTGAAAGAGAGGATGGAAAAGTATGAACAAAGCGTATAGCCGTATTAACTGGGAAAATTACCCGAGCGATGCAACACCTATAAATAAGGTAAATCTTAACAGACTGGACAGTGCGACAGACATACTTGACGACCGTGTGATTACTCTGGATACCACAAAAGCCACGAAAACAGAGGTAGCAACGCTTGTGATGGATGTGGCGTTCGAGGAATCGACAGGTATTATTACTGTCACAAAAAAGAATGGATCAAAGATTACCATTGACACGCAGATGGGGAAAATTGCTGTCAACTTTGACTATGACCCGGTTACGGAGCAGATCATACTTACTCTGATCGATGGCACGAAGCAGTACATAGATTTGTCGGCGCTGATTACGCAGTATGAGTTTCTTGATACGGATACCGTGGCTTTTACCATTGGCACGGATGGTAAGGTGTCGGCAATCGTGAAAGAAGGAAGCATCGAGGAAAAACACTTAGAGCCAAATTATCTTGCCAAGATTAAGGTGGAAGCGGCAAAGGCAGAAACAAGCCGGGCAGATGCGGCGGCAAGCGCAACCAAGGCGGAAAGCTATGCCGTTGGCGGTACCGGCAGCCGGGAGGGCGAAGACTCTGATAATGCTAAATATTATTATCAGCAGGCAAAAGACGTATCAGAGGGACTAAAAGGTGGATTGCAGCCGCATGGCACATGTACTTTTGCAGATCTTCCGGCGCTTGCGGATGCCAATGCAGGATGGATGTTTAATATTTCAGACGAATTTACGACCACAGATGATTTTAAAGAGGGATCCGGGAATGTAATTCCTGCCGGTGCAAATATCTACAAGACATCAGACGGCAAGTGGGATGTGCTGGCGGGTACTCCGGTGACGGGGGTCAAGGGTGCAAAGGAGGCAGCCTACCGCCGTGGGAATGTAAGTCTGTCGGCGGCGGATGTTGGGGCAGTAGCCGGGGAGGGGGATGCTTCGGCTACGACGGTGATTTTTTCGGCGGCGGCGGAGCGCGCCAACATAACCACTGGCGAGAAGTTGTCTGCGCTATTTAGTAAGATTGCAAAGTGGCTGTCTGATCTTAAGCCAGTGGCTTTTTCCGGTAGCTATGATGATTTAAGCAATAAACCGACAATACCGGCGAATACATGGCGCCCGGTGCAGGACAATTTGACATCCAGTTCCACCACAGACAGTTTATCCGCTAATCAAGGAAGACTGCTGGCAAACGGATCGGCTCGAGATAACACGAAGATGCCGATAGTCGGCGGTACTTTTACGGGGGCTGTCGGATTTAAAAATAGCACATGGAATCCCGTTGGCGATGATTGCTATATGGGAGATTTTAATGCGGCGGGATGCGTAGCATTTAAAAGTATGTCATCTCAATTAACAGGTATCGCCTTGGTTGGAGCCGGAAGCAACATGTACGGTCGGCTTTTGGTACAAAATGATGGCGGTGATATGTACCTTGCCACAAACGGCGCGTTTTATGTTTCCAACGGCAATAACAGTGCCCGAGCGCCGATCTATGCATCCGCTTTTACGCAGTCCTCATCCAGACGCGTCAAGAAAAATATTGAGGATATGACTGATGAGGAAGCCAAGAAGTTATTGCACGTAGAGGTTAAATCGTATGACTACATCAACCCCGATATGCCGGATGGATGTTTCGGTTGCATCGCGGAGGATATGGCAAAACTAATCCCGTCTTGTGTCAATGGAGATGTTGATTGCGCTGACGATGATGCCGCAGCTATTCAGGGCATTGGTATTGATTATTCCAAGCTGGTGCCACATCTCATAAAGATGGTACAGATCCAGCAGGCACAGATTGATGCTCAGCAGGAACAGATCAATAAGCTTGCATCACAGATTTTATAGTTGGCACAAACCTGCATAAGCAGTGTTTTATATCTGTTCAAAACCCAGACGTTTTTGTTGACCAAAAGTGACAAATCATACGATTTCTGTCGAAACTTGCGACCGAAATGATTTGAATAATGCTGACAAAATTTGTAAAATAAAATTGTCCGATAAGGGCACTTCAAGTTCTGGAGAGGGGGCGATGTTTGGCGATTCATTGCCCCCTCAAATGTTACTGGCAAATAATGGTAATTTTTTTTGTATGGGGTTGACTGCAAAGAACGTACGTTCTGTAATGGCATTAACATTATCGGTTGCAGAGATTGGAGGAGAATAAAATGGGGGAAAATGAGTTCAATGAGGAAACAGCGTTTTACAAGGAAAAAATAACTGAAATGGTCGTTAAGTGCGACAACGAGCGATTTTTGAAATTTTTATATAACACAATACTTTCATTCAAAAAAAAGTGGGGCATTTAGTGCCCCTCTTTTTCATGCCAATAGGTTATATTGTCAAATATAGTCTGTCTATGTTCTTTGCTAAGTTTCATTAGCATTTTTAAGTTATCCAGCAATTCACTATCTGACATAAGGTCTGGAAGAATATCTGGTGCGTTTTCTAAATTATCTTCCCAACCCATTAAATAAGATGGAGAAACTTCAAGAACTTTCCCAATAATTTCTATTTTATCACTTGGAATATTAGTAATAATGTTGTTTTCATATTTATATAGTGTTTGCTTTGAAACTTTTATTTTCTCTGCAAGCTCTACTTGTGAAATACCTAAAAGCTCTCTCTGCTTTTTTATCCTATCTCCGATTGTCATTTGAGTTTTCCTCCTTTCCTATTGGTAACTTTATTATAACACAAAAAAGTTACTCGTCAAGAAAAAAATAACTTGACAAGTTACCAAAATGGAATATAATAAAAGTAACTTCAAAAGTTACGAAGTTAGAAAGGAGTAGTCAGATGGTTGATACAAACAAACTTCGCGGCGTTATTGCTGAAAATGGCAAAACACAGGCTGATGTTGCGGAAATGATTGGAGTTACGCCAAAAACATTTTATATGAGAATGAGTAAGGGCGTTTTTGGAAGCGACGAAATTCAGGTTATGATTGATAACCTTCACATCCAAAATCCAATGGATATTTTTTTTGCAAAGAAAGTAACTTAAAAAGTTACTAGAAAGGAGATGTAAAAACATTGGAAAAATCAAGATATTCTGTTTTGGATTCATCTGGAAAAGCAACGATTGTTGAGCGTAAAGACGGAAGATATATTGACATTGAAGAAATGGCGCAGCATGTCGCATTTAATGTTTTGGATGATTACAGCAAAATTCTTAATGGCGAAAAGAAAATTGATGAGACAAACATTAGATTGTCTATCAATGTTCTCAACGCCGTTGCTCCGTTAGCAAAATATTTTAGAACGGGCTGTGCCTACGGAAAGGATTAGTAGATGCAGATACTTTTGCTAAAGTTGGTTCTTCTTCCGAAATTTCTTCATTGATTTCTTCGCAGTATTGGTCGTACTTGATTTTGAAATCATTGAAAGAACCGTTATATCCACAGATTTTAGCAATAGCGTAGGCAGATACATATTCATCGTTCAAAATTACACCTCCCTTATTTGATGATAAGGGAATTATAACATAGAAAGGAGAAGAATGTTGCATAGCATTGAAGAATTAAAAGATACCCTCTACCAGCAAATCGAAACGCTGGCAGAGGAAAGTAAGAAAACATCAGATACGGAAACAAAAATTCGCATTGCAGGCGAAATCGACCGTATCGCTGAAACGATTATTAGGATTGATGCCGATTGAGTATTGATTCGATGCTAGATATGTTTCTTTCGATAGATTTTAGCTCTGAAAGATTTTTAATGCTTTTTAAATTACTTAATTTATGAACAGCACAACAATCAGAACTGGAAACATACCAAGCACAATCGCGGATGCAATCTCTAAAATCGTTAAGTGGACATTTGTTAATGGTTACCACCTCCTTATGGAGGATTATAACACGGAAAGGAGTTGGATGGAATGGACGAGTTAGTGAAAGTCAATTTTGATACACAGACAGTATCGGCAAGAGAACTGCACGAGCAGTTACATATTGGAACAAGATTTAACGATTGGTTCCCACGTATGACAGAATATGGATTTGTAGATGGAACAGACTTTTACTCAAAAATGAGTAAAACCGATAATGGTGGCAGACCATCAACAGATTACGAAATTTCTGTAGACATGGCAAAGCAGATTTGCATGATACAGAGAACACCAGAGGGCAAAGCAGTCCGTCAGTACCTTATCGACTTGGAAAAGGCGTGGAACACACCGGAGCAGGTATTTGCCAGAGCGTTAAAGATGGCTGACGAGAAAATCAACAGCCTTAAGGAAAACAACACAAGGCTGATTGCGGAAAATCAGCGTATGAGACCGAAAGAAATCTTTGCCGATGCAGTGGCGACAAGCCACACATCAATTCTTATCGGAGACTTGGCAAAGCTGATCTGCCAGAACGGCTATCAGATAGGGCAGAAGCGGTTGTTTGAGTGGTTGCGTGAGAATAACTTCCTTATTAAAAACGGTTCATCAAAGAATATGCCGCAGCAGAGATATGTTGAACAGGGGTTATTCGAGGTAAAGGAAAGCAACGTGCAGAATCCGGACGGATCAGTAAGAATTACTCGGACAACCAAGGTAACAGGAAAAGGTCAGATATACTTCGTCAACAAGTTCTTGGAAAGAGGTTGCGCTGATGAAGAATAGCATGGCAAACTGGTAGTTTCCAACAAAAATATGAAATTGGAAAGATTAACAGGAGGAATTCATGGATAAACAAACGAATATTGCTTTAAGAAAAACATTAGATCAGATCGGCGCAAGCCATTCGCTCAAAGGATACACATACACAATTAGAGCGATAGAGAAATGTCTGGACGACAGGGATGCGCTTAGATGTGTTATGAAGGAAATTTATGCAAAAATCGCAGAAGAGAACGGAACTACCGCATCCAAAGTAGAAAGAAACATCCGGAACTTAATAGAGGTCACATGGATAAATGGCAATGTGAATGCGATCAATGAGATTTTTGGTTATACGGTTTCGCCGAAAAAGGGGAAGCCAACCAATTCAGAATTTATTGCGGTAATAACAGATTTTGTGTCCTTGCACGGGCAGGAAATTGAAAGTGATTCTTATAAGTGGCGGGAGTGAAGTGCGTATGAAGAAGTTGGCAATGGTGATTGAATTTGTAGGCGCTGCGATCTTTTTTCTTTGTATGTGTGCGGATGCAACGGAAAATCCTATTGTAGCGGTACCGACCATAATCAGCTTACTCTTATTGTATGCCGGATCAAGAATTGAAGGAGGATGGCAGGATGCGGAAGAGATTGTCGAAGATCATGATTATTATGTTGATGGTGATGACACTGACGATGGTATTACCTACATTACATACGACAGCAACGGAACCGAGCGATACATGGATTTCAAATGAGTATCTTCCTTATATAAAGGGGATTTCAAACGAATATCATATTTGCCCGGAAATGGTAATGGCGATTATCGAGCATGAAAGCAGTGGACAAGCCGATGTGGAGAATGGTGGATGCAAAGGTCTCATGCAAATTTATGAAAAATATCACAGAGACCGGATGGAACGTCTTGGAGTAGAAGATCTCTATGATCCGTATGGGAATATTCTCGTTGGATGCGATTATTTGGCGGAGTTGTTTGAAAAATATGAGGGAGACATGAGCACAGTCCTTATGATCTATAGCGGAAAATCAGATGCGTTGACCAGAACATACGAGAATCGCACTGAATATGCCAAAAGCATAATGAACAGGACGGTTGAACTTGAAAGACTTCATGAAGAAGCGGAATCAGACTTTGGAGAGGGTCTATAAACACTACTACATTATAATACGAGGAGAATTTCAAATATGAATAAAGAAACAATGGAAAACAACAAAGTGGAACTGGCGGGCGTGATTATTTCAGAGCCGGAGTTTATGTATGAATCATACGGAGAAAAATTTTACAAAATGTCTCTTGGAGTAAAAAGAAAAAGTGGCGCCGTAGATGAGATCCCATTAACCATTTCAGAAAAACTGTTTGATATGGAGGACAGATATTCCGGAATGGCGGTAAGGGTTTCTGGAAATTATCGATCATTCAACAAACAGGAAGGTACAAGACGACGGTTGATCTTATCTGTGTTTGTTTGTGACATTGAGGCGATTGACTCAAAAGATGCGAATATTGATAAGAATTGCATTACGATCAATGGATATGTTTGCAAAGAGCCGAATTACAGAGAGACGCCAATTGGTCGCGAGATCACAGACATGTTGATTGCAGTAAACAGAGATTATGGGAAATCTGATTACATTCCGTGCATTGCCTGGGGAAGAAATGCAAGATTTGCAGGCGGATTTAAAATCGGAACACGTGTTAAGTTGATTGGCAGAATCCAGAGCCGCGAATACGACAAAAAGATTTCTGACACGGAGTTTGAGAAGAAAGTGGCTTATGAGGTTTCCGTAAGCAAATGTGATGTGATTGAGGAGGGGAAAAATGAAAATAACGATTAAGAGTATTCACATCGAGAACTTCAAGGGCATCAATATGCTTGACGTGAATTTCTCTGTGAAAACGAAGATCAGCGGGCAGAATGCCGTAGGAAAGACAACGATCTTTGATGCGTTTACATGGCTGCTTTTCAACAAGAACAGTTCCGGAGAGGAAAAATTCAATGTTCGACCGTTGGATAAGGACGGAAACCGCATTGATAACGTGGAAATCAAGGTGTCTTCCATTCTGGATGTAGATGGAAAGGAAGTTGAACTTTCCAAGACACAGAAACAGAACTGGGTTAAGAAGCGCGGAACCGATACGGCAGTATTGCAGGGGAATGTTAATTCGTTTGAGATTGACGGCTATCCGAAGAGTGAAGCGGATTTCAAGGCTTATGTTTCGGAATTGGCGCAGAGCGAGGAAATGTTCAAAATGCTGACTAATCCACAGTATTTTTCTTCTTTGAAATGGAAAGACCAGAGAGATATTCTGATGAAACTTGTTTCAGATGTTTCAGATGTAGAGCTGGCACAGACGGACGCGAAGTATGCGCCATTGCTTTCAGAATTGGAGAAAGCACCGTCTACGGATGATATTAGAGCAAAATTCTCCAAAGCATTGAGCGAGTGGAAGAAGAAACAGGCAGAGATTCCAGTCCGAATTGACGAAGCCATGAAATCCAAGGTTGACATCGATGTTGCAGAACAGGAACTTGCGAAAACAGACTTGGAAACAAAAATTGCAGATATTGATGAGAAGATCAAAGATTCTGACGGAGTAATGATGGAGTTAGGACGTGAAGAAATGCAGCTGCAGTTTGATATGTCTGGGATTATGCAGATCATGAACCGGGATCTGACAAACAGAAGAAGCGAGATCGAAGCAGAATTACGCGATTTGCAAAACGAGATAAAGCGATTTGCAGATACTATTGCTTTGAAAGAGAGACGGGTTTCAGAAAACGAGACGGTTATTTCCAATGCTGATTCAGAGCGGAAAAGGCTTGGAGAGGAGTACAACGCAGAAACAGCAAAGGCTTTTGATGAATTCCCATATCTGTTTGATGAATCAAAGTGGGTATTTGACGAGAATAGCACTGTTTGTTCGTTATGTGGTCAGAGATTGCCGGACGAAAAAATCAATCGGTTAAAGGATGGTTTTGAAGAAAGAAAGTCTAAAGCAAAGTCGGATGCAGAAGAAAAGATGAAAACAGAAAGACTTAAGTTTGACAATGATAAGAATGTTGAATTGAAGCGTCTAATTAATATTGGAACTGCAATGAAAGATCTTATCTCTAAATTGACACAGGAAAATTCAAATCTGCAGGAAGAAATCGAAAAATTAAAGAAACAGGAGCAGGAAGATATTGCAAAAAAAGAAAAAATTTGCCAGCAGTTATCATCGATTCCGGAAATTGCCGATTATTCGCAGAATGAAGAGTACGTGGAGTTGAAAGCAAGGCATGACGAAGTTCTGGAAGAAATTGAAAAGATGAACGCCAATGGAGAGGATGCAGCAGTTGAATCCTTAAAATCTGAAAAAGAAGAGTTTCAGGCACGTCTTGATGAAGTAAACAGCACTATTGCAAAGGCATCCATGAATGTTGAGATTGATGAGCGTATCGGGCAGTTACAGGAAGAACAGAAAGAAATCGGGCAGAAGGTTGCCGACCAGGAACAGATGCTTTACCTGTTGGAAGAGTTTATTCGTTTCAAACTGGATAAGGTTTCTGAAACCATCAACAGCCATTTCAAGACAGTTAATTTCAAACTCTTTGAAATGCAGTTAAATGGCGGTATGAAAGATTGCTGTGAGTGCACTGTAAATGGAGTTCCGTATTCGACTTTGAATAGCGGTCACAGAATTGTAGCCGGACTTGATATTATCCGTTCTCTTAGTGAGTTATACGGTGTGAGCGCGCCGATTTTTGTAGATAATGCAGAATCGCTGAATGATTTTAATGTGCCGGATATGGATACGCAGTTAATCCTTTTGAGTGTATCAGCGGACAAGCAGTTGAAAGTGGAGGGTGTTTAAATGGGAGAAGTTATCAAATCTTACAAAGGATTTAACAAAAATATGACTTGTCGTGGCTTTCAGTACGAAGAAGGAAAAGAGTATGAGGAAGAAATCGTAGAAGTTTGCGATCATGGATTTCACGTTTGCGAGTATCCGCTTGATTGCTTGAATTATTATTATCCAAATGAAAGCGTATACCACGAGGTAGAGCAGAGCGGAGAAATCCAGAAACATAATGATGATACTAAGGTAGCATCTACAAAAATTAAGATCGGAGCAGAAATTAGCATTGCGGGTCTTGTTAAAGCTGCAATCGAATATACAGTAAAACGTGTAAAAAAGGACGCTGAAAGCGATGAAAAGCATGGAGCATCCTCGGCAACCGGAGACTATGGAGCATCCTCGGCAACCGGATACTGTGGAGCATCCTCGGCAACCGGATACTATGGAGCATCCTCGGCAACCGGCACCTATGGAGCATCCTCGGCAACCGGAGACTATGGAGCATCCTCGGCAACCGGAGACTATGGAGCATCCTCGGCAACCGGATACAAGGGAGCATCCTCGGCAACCGGATACAAGGGAGCATCCTCGGCAACCGGCACCTATGGAGCATCCTCGGCAACCGGCACC